GAATCTCCATTCTTCGTGTATCTTTCTCAAGTAGCCAAAGCACCTACCGATGATCCAGTATTTCGTTACTTGGAAAATCGCAATAAAATCAACTTTACAGATCGTTCACTAAAATTAAAAGGGGCAGTTGGTACAGTTGCCGCTGGTACTTCATACAGTTTTACTGTTGACACTGCTGGTGGAGCCGCTGTTGAGTACCTTTTAAAAGGAATGGTGATTGCTGTTCAAACCGCATCCCGTACAGGTGACGTAGGAATTGGACAGGTAATTGTTAGAGTTGATTCAGCAGTAACACATGGTAGTAGCGACACTTCATTCACAGGTAAGATTATTGATGTCTCGAACGCAAACGTTTCTGGATATAATGTTCTTGCCGATGACGATGTGGCTCAGATAATCGGTACTTCCTTCGAGGAAGGTTCTGGTTCTCCTGACGTTTTCTCAACAGAGCTTGAAGATAATTATGGGTATACCCAGATTTTTAAGACAGCCGCTGAGATGACAAACACAGCGTATGCAACTCGCTATCGTGGGTATGCAGACGAGTGGAGTAGACTATGGGCTGACAAACTACGTGAGCATAAAATTGACATTGAAAGAGCTATGCTCTTCGGTCAAAAAGCTCGTCAAGGTGGCATTCAATATTCTGAAGGAATTGTAGGTCACATCCTTAAAAATGTAAATCCAGTTGTAAATACGGATGACTTTAGCTATAGCTCAGGTAGTTCATACTATCGAAGTGTTGCACAGGCAGAAATGACTTACGATAGATTGCTTAGCGATCTTGAAGTAATCTTTGACCCTGCTCGTGGTGGTGCTTCTGACAAGCTAGTCTTGTGTTCCTTACCAGTGATTACGTTTTTTAACAAGTTAGGCGATGGAAAATTCTTAGATGCTTCTATGGGTCATTCTGCTAATAATTACAGAATGGACATGACAACTAGGAATGGTGCTTTCGGTCACTCCGTAATGGTAATTGATACTATTCACGGAACACTTAACCTTGTTAAAGAGCCACTTTTTAGAGGAATTGCGGCTGGGTATATGCTAATGGCTGACATGAGTCAGGTTTCTTATCGTCCTTTGATTGGAAATGGAATTAACCGTGATACACAGGTTATGACCAACGTTCAAGGTGCTGATGAGGATTTGAGAAAAGACATGATTCTAACCGAAGCTGGTTTAGAAGTAAGTCTTTCTGAGTCTCATGCTTTGTTTAACTTAGAACACAATTAAGGAGTTAGATAATGAAAACAGACGTAATCAATCCGAATAGTAGTAGTTTTCAGTCACAAGAAGCTCACGAAGTCGGTGGAACGAAAAAAGTATTTACATACTCAGGATCAACACAAGAAGCTCTTTTAGATAGTGCTACTACTGCTTATGGCGATAATGATATTATTGCATACGCAGGGGCACTAGATGTAAGTGTGCCGGGTGGTTATCACTCAGCAAGTAAGGTTCTTGTTGAGAAAATAACTTGGAACTGCTCTGTTGCGGCGGGTGCTACCATGGTTGGTAGTATTGCCGCTGGAACAGCCGCCGATGAAGCACTTAACGGAGCTGTAACTGGTGCTGTTGAGCTGTTTGGAGCGGGTGCTACATACAGAAATGCAAATTTAGCGGCTGATTTGAGTATAACAGAAGTTGATGTCGATTTTAATACCGCTGGTATTATGTGGGCACAGCCTTTGATTATACTGCCTGTAGCTACGAATTATATTTATGTTCGTACAACTACAGCTATAAATCACGTTTCTAACTTTGATGCTGGTAGATACCAACTTCAAGTCGAGTATACTGTACTTTAATCCGAATACATAAGGATAACAGTTTTAGGTACTGTAGGGGTTATCAATAAAAGATAGCCCCTAAAACCTAAAAGGAGATAATATGAATAATTGTATGCACTGTAAGAAAGAAAACAAAGGGAACTGGTTTTACTGCAAGTATTGTGGTAAAAGAGCTTCTGAAAGCAAGTTCACTACTAATATGTGGATGAGATCAGACATGGGCAAAAGAACGGATGTAGAATTATCGGTTCAATCCATATCAGACAACACAGCTAAGATGAGAAAGAACTTAGGCTATGCCAGCTAAGAAGAAATATAAGTCTGCGGCTTGGACGAGAAAAGCAGGTAAAAACCCTAAAGGTGGTCTAAACGCTAAGGGTAGAGCCAGCTATAAAGGTGGAAAATTAAAAGCTCCAGTAAAGTCTGGTGATAATCCTAGAAGGGCTAAGTTCCTTGCTAGGATGGGTAATATGCCCGGCCCTGAGAAGAAAGATGGTAAGCCTACACGTTTATTGCTTTCTCTAAGAGTATGGGGTGCTAGCTCAAAAGCCGATGCAAGGAAAAAGGCAAAGGCTATCAGTGCAAGGAATAAAGCCAAGAAAGCAAGAGGTAAAAAGAAATGAACAAAAAAGTAAAAGCTCCAAAAGGTTATCATTGGATGAAAGCTGGCAGTGGCTACAAGCTAATGAAGCACAGTGGTGCGTTTAAAAAACATAAAGGTGCAAGCCTTATGGCTGATTTTAAAATTCAAATGACTCACTCCAAGGCAAAGAAAAAGAAATAATGTCTAAGAAAGTTAGTTGGATGTGGGGTGGAAAGAAACACTCTGGAACCTTGATAAGGGAGACAAAAACTTATAAGTTTGCTAGAACAAAAAACGGTAAAGTAAAAAAGATTAAGAAGTAATGGCAACAGCAAAGAAAAGAGACCCCGCCAAGTGGGCGAGAGCCAAAGCAAAGGCAAAAGCTAAAATGGGTGGTAAGCACTCTGCTAGAGCTATGCAACTTGCTGTAAAATATTATAAGGATATGGGGGGAACATATTCTGGTAAAAAGTCATCTAAAAATAAGCTGTCTAAGTGGTCAAAACAAAAATGGGATTATGTTAGTAAAGGTGATAAAAAAAAACCAAAGAAGAAACGTGGTCGTTATTTACCAGAAACTGTTAGGAAAAGTTTAACCAAAAGTCAGAAAGCGGCTACAAATAGAAAGAAAAGAAAAGCTACAGCATCTGGAAGACCCAAGGCAAAGTACAGTAAAACAGTAGCAAGAAAAGTTAGGAGAGCTAAGTAATGGCTACATTTGAAGCACAAGTAGAAGGATTAACAAGTCTAAGTATAGATGGTAGTAGTGCACCAACGCAAACAGAGCTCACTCAGTTTTTAACAGATGGTGCGGCTGAGGTTATTAATGCTATGCCAGCACCTTTAAAATTTTTATGTGCAACAGAAGATACATTTACAAGTGCGGCAGTAGGTAGCGAAGCAGAAACCCTAGAGTCTTCTTCTGTATTGTCTGTAACAAGAAGTGACGGAACCATAGACCAACCTTGTCGTGAGATACCTGCTGTATTAAGAGGTAAAGCATCTGATAGTGACGATATGATAGCGGCTACGGCTACAGACCCAGTGTATTACATTTACAATGGAAAGCTAAATGCTTTACCAGCATCAGGAAGTTGTAAATATCTAGAGGTCAACAACCCTGCTGTAGCTTATGGTGATTCTGCTATAAGTAGCTTTCCAGATGAATATGAATACTTAGTGCCTTTATATGCTTCGGTAAAATCATTACAAAACGTTTTAGGCAGTCGCAGTTCTAATACAGATATAACCACTGCTCTAACAGCTATTAATACAGAGTTAGACGAAACTCAAGCTGTTTGTGACTTACTTAGCGATCAAGTGGATGCGGCTGTTATACAGCTTGGAGAATCAGCAACTCAAGTAGATGCAGGAGTAGACACCGCTTTAACCGCTTTAAAAAATGCGGCAGACAGAATTAGTACCGCAGTAGGTGTAGCAAATTTAGATTTTGATAAATCAGATGCCTTATTAGACTTAGGGGAGGCAGACTCTGAAGGAGATATAAACACAGCATTGACTGCTATAAATACAGAAATAGATGAGTGTTTAGGTATTGCTGATAATATGCACACTGAGATTGCATTAATAAACGACCATGTTGACCTTGCAAAAAATGAAGCGGATGAGATAACTGCTTTTACTGACGGAAGTGCTACCATCAACACAGCTTTAACAGCAATGAACACAGCGGCAGATAAATTTAGAGAGGATAACACAGACCCTTCTCTGTTAGGAGATGAAAGTGTCTATACAACTGGAACAGGTTTAACCTCTGTAAAAACTCATGTTGACAGAGCTATCAGTTATATAAATGGAGACTTTCCAAATGCTAATTATGATTTAGCCGCTAACCTAGCAGATATTGATGCTGAGCTAACTAGCGAAGACACTGAACTTGCTAGCGGTCGAGTTCAACAGTTACAAGCAACCCTTAATGCCGCAGATGCAGATTTGAAAATTGCAAGAGCATATATAGACGAATGGAATACTCTTTCAGACACATTAACTAAAGAAGTCAATGCATTTGCTAGTGAGGTTAATGCAAGGGTTTCTTTTACAGGAGCAAAGTCTCAAGCTGTTCAAGCTTACATAAATTCAGCAAATGGATATGCCAGTGCGGCAAGAGGCTACGGTGATGAAATACAAGCTAAACTTTCTATTGCACAAGGTTATTCAAATGAGGTTAATATTAGACTAGCTCAGGCCAGAACAAAAAGAGAAGAGTCTCAAGCAAGAATAAACCTTGGAAATGCTTATCTATCAGAGGCTAGGGCCGATGCTGAAGAAGCATCTGCATACGCAACAGAGGTAAATGCTCGCATGGCACAGGTAAGTGGTTATGGGCAAGTTGTAAGCGGTTACATCAGTGCGGCTAATGGCTATGCAAATGAAATTACAAATAAAATTAGCATCGCACAGGGATACGCTAACGAAGTAGGAACTAGGTTATCTGTAGACAGTGCTCAATATGCTTTCTATGAAAAACAACAAGCTAAGTTGCAATTAGATTATGATAAGGGTATACAGATACTCAGGGGTGGATGATGTCTAAAACATTAGTAACACTATCAACCTCTCCATCATTTACTGCTGTTACTCTTAACACATCACCATCTTCTAGCGTTACTGCATTAAACACTTCACCATCGTCTACTTTAATAAATTTAAATACATCTCCGTCTTCAACACTAGTCACTTTACCAACATCTATTACTTGGCTTAGAACTGGATTTTGGGAAAGTTTTACCGTTAGGAGCTGGGAAAACACTACATTAACTTGGGATGAGGCAGACTAATGGCTGTAAATAGATTAACAGTAAAGAAAATTATTAGTAGGGTACGACAGGTTTTCCCTGATGCACCTGAAACATACATAATGAATTTAATTAATGAAGCGTTAGTAGAGCTTGGAAACTATTCTACTAAAGTAGAGTATGCAAAAGTAAATTCAGTATTAGACCAGCAATGGTATACTTTAAGTGATGCCAACTCAGGTATTGATGTCAATAAGGTTTTTAGAGTAGATTTTATGGACTCTAGTGGCGAATATGTAAAGATACCAAGGTTGTTAAATGGCGAAATACAAACAATGGATATAGACTAATGGCAAGTTCTTATAACTACCCAGAAGATAAAATATCTTATTTCATACGTGGAAATCATTTAGCTATTGTAACTACCAGAGGAGAAACAAGCGGAACTACTCACTCACTAGAGGGCCAATACAAACCAATAGATGAAGCAGTTACAAACGGTGTTCTTATACATTACTATGCAGAGCCGGATACGGTCTCAGCTATTACAGATATACCAGACGTAGACAATGTATTTCACACCTCTATTATTGACTATGTAAAGGCTAGGCTATATCAAGATAAAGCTGGAACTACAGCCGATCCTAATGTTTCTGCAATTAGTTTAAATTTATCTAACTTACATCAGGGTAATTTCTTAAATTCTGTTCAGAAAAATGGAATGAGGAAAAGAGATAAGACGGGAGGTAGCAGGGCTATAGTACCACCTGATTTCACATAAAGATCAAGATGCCCATGAGAAAGGTCAAGCTCGGTAAGGCATAAGGAGGAAGAAACAAGATGGCTAGTTCTATTAATAAATATTCAGTAGTAGAATCTCTCAATCAAATGATTTACGAGAGTGCGACTGCGGTAACTGCTGTTCATGGTGGTTCAAATCAAACATTATCAGGCTCCCATACAGCTTTATATGTAGGTGTTGGAGGAGATGTAGTTCTTACTTTACAATCCGGTAGCGATGCAACTTTTAAAAATTTAGCAAGTGGTCAAATACTTCCTGTTAAGTTTACTGCAATCAAAGCAACAAATACGACAGCAACTAATATGCTGGCATTGAAATAATGTTAGGCGGTATTAGAACTACTATAGTTAACTTTGCTCAGATGATAGCCGATATAGGCTGGGCTGGAGCAGAGGCTATACAGTTAAAATGGCAAGATGCAACAACTAATTGGGAAGATTACACAGGATAAATTATGGCAACTTTAACAGGACAATCAATAGCATCATCATACGAACAGCTACTTCATGTAGATAGAGATGGTGGTGGAAACTCAACAACATTAGTAAATATTAAAGATGGAGATAACGGAACTACCTTTGCATTGCAAATGGCTACAGATAAAATTCAAGTAAATGGTAGTGCAACAATAACAACTGATGATAACACTACTCAATTATCTTTAATATCTACAGATGACGATGCAAATGTTGGCCCAGCTCTTGAATTATATAGAAACTCTGCTTCTCCAGCAAATTCAGATTTACTTGGAACTGTTTACTTTTTTGGAGAAGATGGTGCTGGAAACAAAGAGCAATACGCTAGAATTGAATCAGTCGCTGGAGTTAAAGGAAGTGGTTCAGAAGAAGGTGTTTTAAATTTTTATACTAATAATGCTGGTACTCTCACAAATAATAGATTGGCCATAACAGGCTCTGAAACAGTTTTAAATGAATCTTCTGGTAATTTTGATTTTAGAGTAGAGTCAAATAACAATGCAAATATGCTATTTGTTGATGCTGGTAATGATAGAGTTGGTATTGGCATTGTTCCTGTTGCAAGTCAGAAACTTCATGTAAATGTAGCTTCTAATGTTAACTTTACAACAAGTGCAAACAGTTCATCTTTAAGATTAAATGCAGTAAATGATGCCGTAGATGCGACTATTCCATTAGAAATAAATTCAACGAATACAAAGTTTCTTTCTAATGTCGGTATTGGAGTAACGCCATCTGATTATTTTGCAAATTATGATAATTTAGTTGTTGGTGCAACTTCTGGACACACAGGAATTACAGTAGTATCTGGAGATGATAGTTATGGTACAATAGCATTTGCAGATGGCACAAGTGGTCAAGCTGAATACGAAGGTGAACTTCAATACAGGCATGGAGATAATACATTGTCTTTAGGTGTCGCTGGGAATAGAAGAATGATAATAGACACCAACTCCAGAATCTCATTAAGTAATAATGATAGTGGTACATCCAATACAGTCTTTGGAAAATTGGCTGGAGCGGCAATAGATGCTGGTGGAAATAACAATGTTCTTATAGGAGAAGATGCTGGAAATGACCTAACAACTTCTGACCATAATATAGCGATTGGATTTCAAGCATTTGCAAAAGCTACTGCCAACTTAGATGGAAACACAGTTCTTGGTAACTATGCTATGGGTAGTGTAGTCTCCAACGATGTTAATAATTGTGTTGTACTTGGTTATAATGCTGTTGGTATAGGTGTTGTGGAAGCTGGGGCAAGTGGTATGACTGCAATTGGTTATCAAGCTCTTAAAGATGTTACATCTGGTATAAATGTAGGAGTTGGGTTTGAAGCTGGAAAAGACATTTCAACAGGAACTCAAAATACTCTGATAGGATACCAAGCTGGACATGATTTGCAACAAGGCGGTAGAAATACAGCAGTTGGTCATGCGGCTTTTGGTGGAGCTTTGGATGCTAATGGTGATGAATCTTTTGACAATACATTTATAGGCTTTGGTTCTGGTGCTGGTGGTTGGGTATCAGCAGTATCTAATAAAAACACAGCAGTAGGTGCTTATTCTATGCAAGGTGCTATGAATGGAGCATTAAATAATAGTGCATTTGGTTATAATTCATTAGGTGATTTAACTCAAGGCGACCAAAATACAGCTTTAGGTACTAATGCCCTTGCACAACTTACAATTTCGGCTGGAAACGTAGCCATTGGATTTGATGCTGGTCAAGCAACTATTGATTCAAACTATGGTGTTTATATTGGATGGGGTGCTGGAGCAAGTGGAGACATTGCAAATGATGGGCAAATCGCAATCGGATATAAGTCTCTATATGCTTTAAACTCTGGGGCTGATAATTTAGCAATTGGTAATCAAGCACTTGTATCACTTACGAATGGAGCAAGAAATGTTGCGATAGGTTATGGTGCAATGCTGGATACTTCTGGAGCTGGTGACAATGTAGGTATTGGTTATCAAGTTTTAAAAGATGGCTCAACATCAGAACAAAACGTAGCTGTAGGAAATTATGCTTTAGGTGCAAATGCGGCGGCGGCTTTAACAGGAAATGCAAATACAGCTATAGGGTTTAAATCTCAATATATTGCTCAAGGAGCGGCTCATACGAATACATCAGTAGGGCAAAATACATTACAAGCTTTAACAACAGGACATTCAAATGTTGCTATAGGTGGAGCATCTGGTTATAGCTTTACAACAGGCATTGAAAATGTCATGGTAGGGAAAGATGCTGGTGGGAATACAGTAGATAGTGGTGGGCATACTTTAGTAGGATTTGATGCTGGTGGTAATGCAGACATAGTAAATGATGGAGTCACTGCTATTGGTCATTCTGCTTTAGCCGCAGTTACTTCAGCACAAAGAATGACTGCTGTTGGATATGCCGCATTATTTCAAGAAGATGCTGGTAGTTATCAAACTGCTGTAGGTTATCAAGCACTATCACAAGTAAATAATGATAATGGTCATAATACAGCATTGGGACAAAGGGCAGGTTACAATTTAACTACTGGAAATTCTTGTACGATTGTAGGTTCAGGTTCAAATGCTGGTGCGGCTGATGCAGTCAATCAAACTGTAATAGGTCAAAATGTAACAGGAGTAGATACAGATAATTCAGTAACACTTGGTAATGGAGATGTAACTGATGTTTATATGGCACAAGATAGTGGTGCTACAGTTCATGCAAGACATATAAATTTAATTGATTCAGCAGACGATGCAAGTGGTGGTTTTTTAAATTTAAAAAATGATAGAGCAAATCCAGCAGATAACGACGAAGCTGGTAGAATTTATATGTATGCAGATGATGATGGTGGAAATGCAACAGAAGCAATATTGATGATTGGTAGAATGACCGATGTATCAAATGGTAATGAGGATTCTGATTTAAGAATATATACATATAATAACGGAACTGCTACCCAAACGCTAACTTTATCATCTGGTTCAATATCAAAAAATTCTGGTAGTTTTAAAATAGACCACCCATTAGAATCAAAAAAAGATACTCATCATTTAGTACATAGTTTTGTCGAAGCTCCACAAGCAGATAATATTTACAGAGGAAGGGCTACGCTTTCAAGTGGGTCTGTTGAAATAAATCTTGACACAGTTTCTGGAATGTCAGAAGGTACATTTGTTTTATTAAATACAGATATACAATGCTTTACATCCAATGAATCCGATTGGGATGCTGTGAAAGGTTCTGTAAGTGGAAATACATTAACTATTAGTTGCCAAAATACAGATTCAACTGCGGATGTTTCTTGGTTGGTTATAGGTGAAAGACAAGATGACCACATGAAAGAAACTAATTGGACAGATGAAAACGGAAAAGTAATAGTTGAACCAGAAAAAAATAATTAACAAACAAGGAGTCTCATAATGAATTGGGCAAAATACGCTGATAAGAAAGGTAAAACAGCCGATTTTAAAAGCAAAGAAAAAGTAGTGCAAGAAGCTGTATCAGAAGTAAAAGATGATGATGGCAAAGTTGTACGTCAAGCAGTAGCAGAGAAGAAAGAAGCATACATTGCTATGATAGAGAAAAGATGGGATGCTGAAAGTGGTGAAGCATTAGCTGATAGTGAAAGAGAATATTCTTTAGCAGAATTAGAATCTGAAAAAGCAAGATATGATGCTGATATGGCAAGAGCAAAAGAATATTCAGATGGATTAGCCTCTGCAATCGCTGATTTCAAGAAACTTTAATTAACAAAACAAGGAGTTACTAATGGCAAAAAAAGAAAAAGAAATGCCTAAGGAACAGATAATCACTCTTTTTGACAAAGAGTATAAAGAATCAGAACTATCTGATGAACAGAAAGTAATGATTAATCATGTAGCTGATTTAGAGAGAAAAATTCAATCTTCTGAATTTAATCTTCAGCAGTTACGTTTTGGAAAGCAGGCTTTTGTAGATGCTTTGCAAGCTAGTGTAGATAAGGAAGATGAACAAGACGATAAGAAAGAGAAGTAACGGTGACTTCGTGGTTGAATACAAACAAGAAGATAGCGTTAGCACATCTTACGATATTCCTGTTCGGTATATCTATGTTGACTAATTGTTCAACAGGTTGGTCTGTGGGGGGATATGAGTTATCCCCTCAAGACACATTAACCAATACGGTTTTTGTGGAAATAGTGGATCAAGATTCTGTAACTCATTGGTATCATGGAAGAGTAAACAATCATGCAAATTGGTGTTATAAGCATGATGAATGGGAAGACATTAGGGTAAAGTGAGTGAGAAGCCAGATACCGCTAGAAGTTATCGTGCTACTGTCCTTGATGATAATGCCATTGTTAGCATTAATCTTAAGTGGTTGGCTCAAATTGGCGTTCTTATCGGAATGTTGGTATATGGTTACTGGCAAATTGAAACAAGAATTGCTAAACTTGAAGACAATGTTACTGTTGCAAATGAACAAATTGGGGATTTACTTAATAAACACATCGTGGAAGAAAGGGCTGAAAGACAAGAGTTGGCAGAAAAAGTAGCCTTTTACGAAAAAGAATTTAATATCAATCCATTAAGTTGGGGAAAGCGTAAGAAGAAATGAGCGAAGTACAAGAGGCATTAGTAAGGGAAAAAACTCTTGTATTATTAGCAAGAAACCAAGGTAATCAAAAAAATATTAAAAGAATTATAAGACAATTTTTAAAATGCATTAAGGGGTAAGGGTGGATTTTTTACAATTATATGGTGAAGCGGGAATGATAGGCGTTGTAGGTGCAATGTTTGTATATTTAGTCGTATCACTTAGTAATAAATCAGCACAGCAACAAGAAACTCTTGAAAACCTAAAAGTAGAAAACAAGGGCCAGTCAGAGACCTTAGAAAATACAGAGGGTATGATTATCAAACTTATTACGAGATGGAATGCCAGTGATGATAAGCTAGATAGGAAATTTGATGCTCTTACAAAAGAGATAAATGACTTAGACAATCAAGTGTCTGAGATAAAAGGTTCACTAAGTAGAATAAATGGGAAGCATTAATGGATAGCTTAAAAGTAACAGGACTAAGCACAAGCTTAGGGGTTGTATACTGGACAGATTTATTGTCTGGTGTTCTTATGTGTATAATGTTTTCAGTGCAGATATACTATCTGTATTTAAAAACCAAGAAAATAAAGGAAAGTTAAATGGATATGAAAGCAATGCTAGTGAAGTTAGCAGAAGAGCAAGCAGAAAGAATGCAGGAAGAAGCATTAAAGCATTTAGCATCAGATGAGTTCACAGAGAGCTTGGCTACAAAAATTAATAAACGTGTCAATTTACCTTGGATTAATGAAGAAAAAGAGCAGGAGCTTTTTGAAAAATTAGTTGATGTAATGACAGATATGTTAGAAGGTGTATTTAAAGGTAAGTAATGCCTAAGCAAATATATAAAATAAATGATTGGTCTGGTGGTATGAATAACCGCAAAGACCCTAGGGACTTACCAGACAGGCAATATCCATTTATTAAAAATATGTCTATTGATGCATTGGGAAAAATAAAAACTGCTGGTGGATTGTACAATCACATTGAAGACTCTGATGGCTCTACTAATTTAACTCAATACATTCCTTCTGTTGGCAATACGGTTTTAGGAGGTTTTGGATTGTTTTATTTTGAATCAGATCATAGTAAGGATGCAGATCAAACAATTACAGAGACCAAAAGCGGCACAGCTTTAACCGTCGGGACAAGTGATGGTAATATAGCCTTTGTTCAGGTGGCTACAAATCCAGACGGTAATACGCAAGCACCGGAGCAAGGAAGTGGTCTGTAGATGCCAATACCTTCAACTTCATATCTAAAACTAGTAGGTGGTGCAACCTCTACTATAAGCACTATATTTACCAGCAGTTTAATTAAGGTTGGTGATTTAGTAAAGGTTACAGGTACGGAAGAAAACAATGGTATTTTTTTAGTTGCTCAGGTGGTGGACAACTTAAATAGTGGTTCTGGTTTAGGTAGTACATTTACAGACAATACGAGGTCTACCGCATTACCTACTCCAACGACAACAATTATAATGGATGGGGCCAATACAAACATAACTGCTGGCCTGTCTGTAAGTGGAACTAATATAAAAGCTGGAACAGTTGTTGCTTCCGTGACTCAAACAAGTGATCCTGCTACTTTTGAAATATCAGATGCAACATTATCGAATGTTTCTGGAGGAACAACCTTAACCTTTGGTGATAGAGATGTATACTATGTACTAAAAGGAACTGGCATTACTAATGAAGACGACACTGCTGTTAATCCTACTATACGAGTCATTCGATCTACCGGTGATAAAATGTGTGCATTGGGAAAAAGAGGTACAAGTGCAAATGCGGCTGGTGTAGATGTTTGGTCTAATAATGCCACTACAGATTACACCCAAACAGGTAATGGTTGGACTAGCAGAAAAATAAACCCAACGCTAGCAGGTATAAATGGTGCTAAATACATATATCATTTTGTAGATGAGGTTCTACGAGTATGCGATACAGAAACTACTAACACAAGCATCATAAAATGGTTTGGGTATATACAAAGAAATCAATTTAATCATAATTTAGGATTGACGATTGCAGAGTGGCAAGAGCACTCAAGTGTATTAAGATCACCAGAAACAAATAGTGCTAGTCTTACAATATCATTTGGTCACACAACTCATGCGGCTGACACAGCAGGGGCTTATTTTATTGAGGCTAGTAACAAATCAAGAGGTGTAGCTAGAAAATTAAGGAATGCAAGTGATACTGCTTTGTTACTGGATGGGGCCGTAAATACAACTTCTAACTCTTTTATTTTTGACGATGGAACTAATGATGTTTTAGATCAAAACTTTGCTGGTGAACTGATAACGGTTAACACAGACTATGATGTCAGACCAACAGAAATATTATTTTGTACAAAGCCTGCGGCTGGTTTAGCGGCTAATGTTCAGTATGAGAGAGACTATGGCGGTTTAGGGTCAGATAGCTATTCAGATAATGAAACACCTATATTGAGAAGAGGCGTAGGTTTCAACATAGGCGTTAGTGACGGCACAGCAGATGGGGATTGGGAAGGGTTGACGTATGAATTTTATCAAAGTTTTTTATACGACGGAAATCAAGAGTCTGTGCCTGTTAGAGTGGGGAACGGTGCGGCCACCATAGCGGCATTTACTCATACGCAAACAGCAGGTAAGTCCATGAGGGTTTCTGTGTATGCTGACGTTGCATATTCCGGCAGAATATCTGGTGGAAGAATCTACATCAGAAAAGCCAATACAGATAATGAGTTAGCTTTGCTTGCAGATATAGATATTGTAAAAGGCGTACGAACCACTATAGATGGAGATCATGTAGCTTGGACAGAAAATGCTACCGCTGTTGATAAAGGTTTTTGTGTGGTTGCAGATGCTACAGGAAACGCAAGTAAGCCAAACTTAGATACCTATACAACAATAAATGGATTTTCACCAGACGTAAAGTACGTATCATTAGGAGGAGCAGGGGAGTCGTATCAAGCTTCTATTGTAGAAAATCGAAGAACTTTTATAGGAAACGTAAGAGTTATTGGTTCTTCTGGGGAGCTAGAAACTTTTGGTGATAGGATTATGTATAGCGAGATCAATAAGTTTGACACGATACTGCCACATAATTTTATAGACGTTTCTAAGGGCGACTATGGGGTGTACACGGCCTTACAAGCTTATGCCGATAGGTTGGTAGCCTTTAAGCATAATCTAGTTCATATCATCAATATAGCAAGCCCTAGCCCAGCAGGTTGGTATTTAGAAGAAACAATAAAATATTCTGGTGTAAATAAAAATTTTAGTGTAACGAAAACAAAGTATGGTATAGCTTGGGTTGCAGAAGATGGATGTTACATATATGACGGTGAGAAAGTTACAAACCTTATTAAAGATAAGTTAGCGGTTAGCAAAGCTTCTTTTCTTGGAACAGGTGCAGATAAAACATGGAACGCATGGTATCGTGGTACAGCAAACGTAAAAGACCCCATGATTGGGTACGACAGCATTAGCAATTCTTTAATTATTATGAGAAGCCCAAATGACTCTTCTGATAATTCAGATGAGGGTTGGGTTTACGATTTTGATTCAGATGGATGGTTGTTTCACGATCTAATTTTTGCGGATAGTAACCTTTATAGTAATTTCTCTACAGACTGGAATAATAATTTAATAGTGGCTACAAGCATTAGTGTTTCAGATACAACAACTGATTTTAAAAAGTTTTTACCTATTAGCCTCGCAAATGCACATCAAGTATTTATTACAAGAGATATAGATTTTGGTGAGCCCGGTATTATTAAAAAAGTATACAAAGTTATTGTTACTTACAAATCTAATGGCTCTGTAACAACTCCTTTTAAATACGCTATTGACGGTAAGCAAAATTTTTCTGGTGATGGTGGCGGTACATTTACAGGTAACTTAGCAGATACCAGTGGTGCATGGGACGTGGTAACATTAACTCCATCTTCCACTATAGAATGTCAAAGCTTACAAGTACAGTTTGCGGCTACTACATCTGGAGTATACGAGTTTAATGATATTAGCATTGAATACAGATATATTAGAAACAAAAATGTTACCTAATGGATAGAGATACCAGAAGAATCCAAAACACAAAACAAGCCTCTGTGGAGTTTCAAGGCAAGCCATCTTTAAACGGCATGGTAGAGGGGCAGATTGCTATTGAGAAGAAATCAAATAGCCAGTTGGCAATATATAGAAAGAAGTTTGGTCAGTTGTGGAAATCGTATATGTCTAATAATGGAGATCAATATGTTGACAGAACATTAACTGCTAATACATTAAAGTATTCACATAAGTTCGTAGACTATCGTGTTTTTATACACAATTTTGCTAAAGACTTAGATATAAATGAAACATTTTTACCTTGGGCTAGTACTACAGATTTAACAGCGAGTAGGGGTGATGTTGGTTTCTTAAGTCCATTTAAAATGCATTGTTCGAGGATATTGTTTAAAGTACCGGGAATACAAGACAACACCGACAATATAGTTTTTAAAATTAAAAAGATGGATGACGGTGATGACACAATAGATGAGATTTGTAATTTTACTTATTCTCCTACAACTGTAGATCATACTATTATAACAATAAATGAGTCTGATTGGAATAACTCACCAGTTATTGAGCCTAATGATGTTGCCCTTATATCAATCACTGCATCAGATACAGGTATCACTACAAGTTCTCAAGAGTTTTTTGTTTCATCAGTTTGGCGAGTAGAGGTGGAAATATGATAAAAGTTGTATTAAATTCAAAGGAATTATACCATGATTAAACATTCCCAACAATCAAAAGGCTTTATGCCTACAAAGTCCGGGCCTAATCTTAGTGGCTTTTATATGGGTAATTCAAGCAATCTTATGCAAATGTACCAAACTGGTGGACAAACTAGTAGAGGTGCGGCTAGGCTTGCTCAGGCAACACAAAGACAGAGCGATATAAAGCGACTAGAACAAATTCAAAGGCAAGAAGCAAAAAGACAACAGCGTGGTGGTTTATTTGGTAGTATTGGACAAAAGGGGTTAGGTATTGTGGGTTCAATTGTAGCTGGCCCAGCAGGTGCGGCAATAGGTTCTGCCCTTGGAAAGCGTTTGGGTGAAGGCATTGGTTCTGGAAAAAGTAGACAATACGATAGAAGCGGTACTATATTTGCTCAACAAGACTTTAGAGATGTAAATCAAGCTAGTAAAGATTTCAACGAGGGTATGGGCCAGAGAGCAGTAGCGGCTGGTTTTGACGCAGGTCTTCAAGCTTTGACTGCACCCGGTGGAGGTATCTATGGAGCGGCCGCTAGAAAAGCGGGTGGTTTACAATCTTCTCTTGCTGACCTTGCGGGATTTGGAGGTGCTCCGTTACCTGTTGCACCTAGCGTAGAGAGAATAGTACAGGAAGGGGCTTCTTTCGGTGACCCATCTTTGTTTAGTGATAAAATATTTGATCCTTCTTCTGTTTTTCCTGCATCTACTTACAACCCAATGGCATCTCCTGCTGATACTTTATTGGGGGCTAGCGATTATGTACCTGAAACTTTTTCTCTAACGCAAGCAACTCCTACGTTCTACGAAGATGGTGGCCTTGTTGAATACCAGTACGGTGGGGGAGTTGGTGATATACAACAAATTTTACAAGATGCTGGTATACAAGCTAACACAAATCAACTAGCTTTATTTGAACAGTTTGATCCTAGTTCTTTGAATGAACTGGCATCTGGCTTACAAAGCAGTTTGCTATCTGGTACTAAACAAATACAAACACAGCAAGCTGGCACGGGTTTCTCTGGTTCTGGTGTGACACAAGAAGCACAAAAAGAACAAAGGGAAATTGCTATGGGGCAACTTGAGACTGCACAAGAAAGAGCGGCTAGAGGATTTGAGTCACAGACATTGGGAGATGCGGCTAGTATGATAGATCAAGGTGCAGAGTTTGGCAGTGCACCTCCTCCTACAGTTTCAACCTTACCAACGGCAGATCAGGGTGACGTTACCTTTAATGGCACTCAATACGTTTGGGATAGTGAGACAGGTAGGTACATTACTATGGATGAGTATGAACAGAGCTTAGCAGACCAACAAAGTGATATAGATTATGGCTAACGGCCCTAGAAGTATATATAGTAGAAGACAGCGTATGGCTCCCGGTCAATACGACAATCCCCTTGCAGACTTTTTAGATAGACTGCCAGATTATTTTAACGATTATCAGAGAAATCAATTAGCCCTTGAAAGACAGCAACTGGCAGACAGAAGGTATGAGGATTCAAAAGAATTAGCTAGACAGCAGGCAGAAGAAGAGCAAGATCGCTATAACAAAAGACAGACAAGGCTAGATGCTGAAATAGTTAGGGATGAAAAAAACGAAAAAAGAAAAATTGCAAGTTCTTTTATGTCTCAAGGTCAGTATGAACCTGCACTGCAAATATTTAAAAACCTTGGTGATGTAGATAATGTTGCACGTATTCAATCCATTCAGGAAAGCACCGTTGGAAGAGCAGATAGATTTGCTGAGATTAGGGCAAAGGCAGGTAGATCAGACACTGATCCTTTCCAATATAAGTCAGAGTTAAAAAAATTCAGAGAAGATTTTAATATAAGACCCGGAGACAATAGTGATTTAGATGGTCAGTTGTTTCGACTAGAACAATTAAATACTCAAAAAGTTAACAGGCAAAATCAAGGGATGATACCTTTAGAAGAGTGGAAAACTTTAAATGACCCTGAAGCTAGAGCGGATTATAATGCGGTGAAAGATGCAGAAAAAGCAATAAGCGAGTTGCGAGAAGAGCAAGCAAAAGGAGTAGGTGCGATTTCATCTGGTATTGGTGGGCCAAGCATAGGGTCTAGGATAGAAAACCAAAAAAATAAAATATCTCAAATAATGAGTAAACCTAAATATAAATTAGAAACAGAGGCAGAATATAATTTTAGAACAAAATCAGAGACACGTTCTCAGTTAGGTTTATCTCAACCTAATATAAATATGGGTGAAAATACTTTTAATATAGATGAATTTACGCCTTCATCTGAGGAGTCTCTTGCTGATATGGATGTAAATGAGGCTGTTGAAAAGTTAATTGCCCCACCGGAATCACAACCCGACAGCGTTCAAGTAGAAAGTAGAACTCCTATACAAGACATACTAAATATACCTAGTGCACAGGCTCAACCTCAGACAACAGAACAAGACACTACCGAACCTGCTGATTTGCAACTTGGTAAAACTATTAGTGCACAACCAACAGCTAATTTTGACGTAAAAGATATATCTGAAATTGGAAATAAGATGTTAAAAAATCCTCAAACAGCTCGCAAATACGCTAAAGATATTAAGAAATTACAAAATTTATCTAGTAGATTATTAGATGTTCAGAATATACCAAACGAAAAAAGCAGAGATTTTACTAGAAAAAAACTTAACAAAGAAATTGAAAAAATATCTAATGATATTAAAAAAGAATATGGAGACTTTATTGATCCAAATACAGGTGATTTTAGTAGTGATGAATTTAGTAATGATTTTTTCTCTGTATTAAGTTTGTATAGTGATGTCCCTCAAGATCAATTAAAACAATTATTCAAAGGTTTTTCCACAGCAAAGCCAGTACAACAAGCAATATAAAACATGCCAACAAATCCAGATTCATATAGGTCTTTTGCAGATGCTTTAAATCTGGCTTATAATAACCCAGATAAAATAAATACTACAACTTTAAACAGTCTACATGGAAGGTCGGATTTTTTAGAATCTGATTCTGATCCTGTTACCGACACGTTTGACCCTGATGCATACACAGAAAACTTTTTACAGGAATCAAACAAAATAAGAAAGTCATCTGAAGATGAAACTTTATACGGGTTTATACCCGGAGGGTGGCTACCAGATTGGGTTAAGGACGGATACAATAGGAGCATAACGGGTTTGTCTGAACAGATAATATCTGGAGAAAAAAGATTTGAGCTAGGGGATTACAAACCAGAAACTTTACAAGATATAGGGGCTACTGTAATATCTTTTATACAGCCACTAGATTTTGCAACGATGGCGGCTGGTGGTGGTATTGGAGGATTCGCCGCTAAACAAGCTTTAAAAACAGGGGCAAAAGAAGCTTTAAAGAAAGGGTTATCAAAAACAGCTACTAATACTATTGTAACAAAAAAATTAGATGATCTGGCGGTAAAACAAATATTAGGTAACGCTCCAAATAAAGCAATACAATTAATGGTAAATGGTGGAGTTGCACCTACGGTAGCGAAGAAAGCTGTAGAGCAGGCCGCTCCTAGAGTAGTTCATAAAGCATTAATTGAAGGTGCGGCTGGAGCAACAGGATTAGGATTTTATCAGGGGTTAGCCACAGGGCAAATGACAAAGATAGAAAGCGGTGATTTTGATGAGGCTATGGCTTTAAAAGAAGGGATTAAAGGTAGTGCTTTAGGTGCTGTAACAGCGGGGACTGGGCCGATTGTTAGGTCTGCTTTAAAAGGGTTAAATCCTGCAACTCAAACACTTGCTGTGAAAGCCGTAGAGACCGCTGAGTTTGGTACTCTTGCTCCTATTCTTAGTGGAGAAGATATAAATGTAGAGGGATATATACATGCGGCAGGAGTTATAGGTGGACTAACAGCACAGAAGGCGGCATTGAAATATGCTAAGAAAGGCATAGATTCTGTAAAGTCTAGGCAGTACGAAAACGCAATGGATGCTGAAACGACAGCAAGGTATATAATGGAAGAAAGGGGATCAAAGGCAGAAGGTGGTATAGATCAAAAAGTAAGTAGGCGAAATATGATTGAGTCTAGTGAGGTTTTTACAGATAGATATGGAACTGAATTTGATCGTTTGCGATTTAGTGACAAAAATAAAACCGTACAATTAAGAAATAAAACCACTCAAAAGGTTGATAAGATAAACTATGACCAGTTTGACCAGTTGCTGTTTAGAAGAAAAAGCAAAGCAAGAACGGAAAAAGGTCTTGCTACTTACCGTAACAATCAAATTAAAAACCTTACGAAAGAATTAAATTTAGACAGTAAAAAGTTTAATGAGCACATTGATGCCTCAAGGTTGAAGACTCCAGAAGAGGGTGTGAAAAACAAATATTCTTTAAGTTCATTGAGTGGTGTTGAGAGGCTTAAGCTTTTAAATGAACTAAGGCATGAAAAAAGAGTATTGGACTTAGGAAACGGTCTTAAAGAAGCAGGTTGGGAAGGTAGCTTGTTGCCTAAGAAAAGGTTTTTAGACGAGCTATTTCCTAAGCTTCCTAAGTTTTATAGACAGACTAAAAACAGAGGAACAACACAATTAGAGACGTTATCTTTTAGAGACTTTGATCGTTTTAACATACGAGAGCTTACGTTAACTGGTGATTTTATTCAGCAGTTTAGGAGTGCAGGTGTATTTAAAGGTGGTTTATTTAAAAGAAGAAAACTGCAAGAACAAAGCGAATTACTTGCCGATAGGTTGGAAGACCCAAGATATGCTATCGCTAAGAACAAAGACCTTCCGGGTTTTCAACAGGTTAAAGAGGTTAGAAAAACATTTGATACGATATGGGAGATTTCTAATAAGATAGGAATTGACTTAGGGCCTAAAGAACAGTTTTATTTTCCGCACATGATAAAACCTGAGTTTCTTGGCATCTTTAATAAAGACATAGCAAACCTAGCAAAGAATAATGCTGAGTTGGCATTTGATAGTAAGTTGGCAAACGATAAAAACTTTCAGGCTTTGTTAAAATCTTATGTGGATACAAAGCAGTTTGATCCTGCAACTATTAGTGCATTGCAAAAAATGGGTGGAGTTGACCCTAGTGTAACGCCAAAAACAAGGGCACAGCAAGCAGATGTAAATAAAAAAATGGCTCAGGCTTTTTATGATTTAAATCGTGCGGTTACTGTACAATTTGCAAACACTGCAAAAAATTTAGAAGTAGCAAGGAAAGGTGTAAAGATTCCCAAAGAGTTTATGGAAAGAGATGCTCGATTGGTTTTGTCTAGGTATGCAAAGCAAGTGTCCAATAGAATATCTTTTGTAGAAACGTTTGGAAAAAAAGGTGAGGTTATTACTAGTAGGATTAACGCCTTACACAAGTCTTCAAAGGATGCTTTAAAAACAGGAGACTTAAAACTTTCAAAGCAATTCAGTGAATCAAGCAGGCTTTTAAAACAGTTGTTTTCTGCCTCTACAAATAAGATAGAGATTAGCCCAGAGTATAATTGGAAATCATCAACTGCAAGAAAGTTTTGGGGAGACATTGTTGACTTTCAAATTGGTACAAAAATAGGTTTAGGTTTTGCTACAATACCAAACATAACACAGACCTTTATATCTACTGCAATACGAACAGGATATAGACCTTTGGTTAGGTCAATGTATAATTTATCTGTAAATCCTGTTGTAGATTCTAAAACTGGATTAAGATACAGAGATGCGATTAGGAAGTCTGGTGTTTCTAATTTATCTGTATTTCAAATGATATCTAATTTAGAACCTTCCGATAGGTTCATGGGAAAGTTTGCAGACTTAACAACAAGAGTGTCTCAGTTTCAAAGAATAAACGAATACAATCAAATACTTTCTGCGGCCGCAGGTAGGGAATGGATACTATCTCTACGAAAAACAGCTAATGGTAAAAGTGCGTTGTTAGATACTGGAATAAAACTACCTCAGTTATTGGGTGGTGCTAGGATAAATAGAAGACAGTGGGCAATAAAAACACTTAATGAGTTAGGGTTTGCTGACCATACAAAAACCCCTACACAAAGACAGCTATATGAGGCTATGTACAAGTTCTCAAGAGATAGTCAGCTACAAAGAAATGTACTTACAGAGCCTCTAGTTTCTCTTGATCCTAGATGGAGACCTTTCTTTTTGTTTAAAAAATTTGGTTACAAACAATTTAACTGGATGAGAGAACAGTTACAGGCCGAAGTGTCTCGTGGTAATTTGTTTCCAATGCTAAGGCTTGGAGTAGCAGGAATGGCAGGTGGTGAGTTTGTTGGTTATGCAAGGGATGCATTTGCAGAGTTGATAGCGGGTAATGAGGTTTATGATAATAATAGATATATGTTTCCTTATTTATTAAAAGGAACTAAGCTATCAGAGGTGGGATCAGATCAGTTTGTAGAAATGTCTGAATTTACCATAGATGATTATGTAGATAGGTTTGCATCTGTTGGTGCATTTGGTGTCATAGGAGATATTGTTGCTAATGAAAATAAAATAAGAGCTCTTGAATTTGCTTTCAAGCCTGCTATTGTTCAAGACTTTGATAAGATATGGAGTGCTATGACCAGAACAATAGAAGATACAAAGACATACGGATTAGGAACAGCGAAAAGACTTCCAAAGTATGTGGCTCCTATACTCGGTACAGTTCCTAGAAGATTTGCTGAGAAGTTTGAACCCGTTGGTCAAAGAAACGCCTATGTTCTAAGGATTAAACAGTTGAGATTAGGAGATATAAAAGACTCTATTATAGAAGGAGACAGCGATAAGGCAGTAAGGTTAATACAGGATTACAATAGAACGTATGGATCAGAAAATCCTATTTTATATGATGATTATGATGCTGATTCAATCACAGAAAGAATTATAAATAGAATAAAGAAAAGACAAGAAAACGTTAGAAGAACTAATCCTTAACATGCAACAAAGTTTCTTCTGCAAAATCTGGAAACCCAATCCTCTCCCAGAAGTCAGCTAGTTTTTTGTAATAAGCATCTCCTGTAACTCTCTTCGTAAAACAATCAGCAATGATACCCATAATTTCTTTTGAATGTTCTTCCGACAATCTTTCTTGATTATCTAATTCATCTTGCAAATCGCTTTCTTTCTTTCCATCGTACCTCATAACTGGCCTGTCCTTACCATGTAATTTACATACCATAAATATGTATCCATCAGACACATAAGAATTATTACAGTCTTCTTTTATGCAGTGATATGTTAATGTTGGCTTACTGGAAAAATCATCTAGTATATCCATTACTGTTTTCTCCTTATCATCATTGACAAATATTCATCTTTCTTTTTTTTTGAGTAAGTAGACCTTTGACTCTTTGTCATTTTCAACCAACACTCTGGAAGTGAAGAAACTAAAGTGTCGTAACTACTTGCAATTCCACAAAACATTTTCTTTTCTTTGCTGTATCCTTGATTTTTTGGATCAAATGTAGCAAATCCACAGAAACCACACATTTTATTTGTTTTAGTACAAATTTCAAACATTGCCTCTAAAAAACCCCCTCTAATCTCACGATTATGGCTGTAAAATAAGTTATTGGACATAAGTATCGCCTAAAAATAAACTATTTAATAAGGGGGCCGTAGCCCCCCTATTATTAACAAGCACTAGAATGGCGTGTCTTTTTTGTATTCTTCTTTAAACTGGCCAGAAAGATACCTATCTCCCTTGTCGGTTTCGTTGATCCACAAAGAAAAGTCTTTCTTCTCTCCGTTTACCATACCGTTACCAGTATAATCAGGCTTCTTATCGCCATCTTTTTTGAACTTGTTTTTCCACAGCGTAAAGCTGTTTTCTTTTTGTTTGTATTCGGCCATTGTGCCTCCTAGTTATGGGCAAGCTAATTCATTACCTTAGTTAGCCAACCAAGAGATTTACCATTTGCATTCTTTTTCTCTCTTTCGTAAGAACTTGCTTGCCCTGTTCTGTTATTCAATTTTGTTTCCAGTTCTACCATTCTTTTGTAAGTCGATCCGTTTTCTGAAACTCGACCTTCTTTGATAATTTTCTTATAATAAGTAACCAGACCTCTTGTCCCCATTAGTTTATTATTTTTCATCTGCCATCTCCTTCATTATAGATAATGTGTTAATAAAATATTCATAGTCTAATACAATGTATGGTTTACCACGATCCTCACGAATCACCACACCATGCTCTTGTTTTTCTGGCTTCATCCATACCGCTATCTGTTTCCTTCTTTTGCAACCAAAGTACTGACCTTCAATTTCTATGTCTCCTTGCTCGTGTTGTGCTCCACCTCTATCTCTATTAAATGCTTCTAGCCCTGCTTCTTTTGCCATACGTACGGCTTGCCTCTGTAACTCTGCACCACGTTGCCTTGCTCTTCTTCCACGTTGTACATTTTTAGGATTCTTCATACTGCTAACCTCATTTTACTGTGTTGTTTTTTACTTCTACAATTAGGACAACTCATGTAAAGTCTTTTAGAATCTGACCAGTGAGTATTGTCACACTTATCACATTGATATAGATATTCTATGACATACTGACCATTTACATATTTTGTTCTGGTAAGATCAAACATTTTCTGATACACTACCTTTAACAACTAAGTCTGTATTTGACGATCTATCTGCCATCGCATCGTTTTCTTTATCTAACATTTGATCCTTGATTCTCTCCATGTCTTTTAATAACGCAAGATAGGGGCCTCGATAACTTTGCATGCTCTCTCCTTGCAATGCTATCTTTAGTGCGTTGATATGTAACTCAACTTCTTGTTTAGAATACTTAATCAAAGCTGTACAGGTGTACTCTTTCATAATAGTTCTGTTCCTCTTTTTACTGGTAGATATGCATTGGTTCTAATAATGCTACCACCGTTAATTGTTTTTTGTGTTCTTGTATTTTTAACGTCAAAATCAAATAAAAAGTTCCCATATTTATCTGTAATCTTCCAATACATAACAATCTCATCTGGTATCAAATAAAGAAAGCCAATGAAAGGAACTCTTAAAAGCTGTGATATTTTTCTACCTTCAAGTATTTTGTCAAAAGTAATAAGCCAAGATCCAAACTCTCTGAGTTTCATAAGACTCATATCTCTACACTTAGACTCGAAAATTCCTGAGACCTGATTATTTTTCACAATAATTCCATCCACCTTAGCATCCATGTTTTTGTCTGTCTCTATCAACATAGAGTTCTCTTTGTGCTCTTTGCATATATGAAAGTTTATTTTATCTAGCATCTTTCTTTCATACTCCAAAGACTTCTGTCCTTTTTTTGTTAGTATATCCATTAGAAAGGTACAGGTGCTTTGTCTATGAGTTGGATAACTCTTGCTACGGGGTAGTGAATTTCTTCATCTAAGTCATTTAAAAATTTCTTTTTAAATACATCTATCAATACCTTTGCCATCTTAATATCGTGGAGGTAGAGGAAGGGTAGTTGCCCACTCTTCCTCTCCTCTTTCCCAATGCCCATCATAGAAATAAACTTTGCAAATCCCCAGTTCTTCTTGTGCTCGTATATTGCATCTTCTGTTTTTTTGTATCTGAATATTCCATTATCCCTTACGGTATTATCGGCATAGTTGGGATGCTCGTTCCTGTCTATCTCATACTCTGGTTTGAATACGTCTGCCACATACCTACCGAACTTTACGTTCTCAGACAATTCCATACCTATTATATGAGCCGTGTATCTTCCAACAGGAACTGACTTGCCGAAGTCAAATGGATCATCAGGGTAAAATGCATCTCCTATTTCCATGTTGGTATTACTACATTGCCTCTATCTTAGAAAGGCAGGCCTCTAGGTTATCAAGAGTAATGTTGCCATTCTTTAATTGATATAGTACTTTGTTCTTATTCTTTGCACCTACATTTTTCACAGCATCTGTGATTTTTTTAGTGACGTACTCTTCATCAGTTTCTTTAATGACTGTACCATTGAACTTATCCTTGACTTCCTCTATCAGTTCTTTATCTGTCATGGCTTTCTTCTTATCTAGTATGTCTTTAATACCGTGATAGCCGTGTATAATAAACTGCACCCACTTCTCCATTGACTTCATATTGTCAGGTGTAAGCTCTTGTCCTTTCTCAATGAAGGCTACTGCGACACCATGTCGTATTTTACCTTCTGTTATCTTATCCCAATCGGGTTGTTTGTCGCTCATAGATCGACTCCTTTCTCTTTGTATCCACCACCGCATATTTCATAGAAGTTGCAATACTTAGGGTTGCACTCCCATTTATATACAGGAGCTACACCTAGCTCAATAGGTGGATTACCTGTTTCAAAATTCTTGTTAACATGATGCCAGTATTCTTTTGCTTTCTGTATGTATGATGTTGGCACTATCTTTTCTTTCATTCTTGAATTATCTTTATTGTAATATAGTAACGACAATTTCTTTAATTTGTTCCCAGTATGTTCCTCTACCCACCAACCATACGTACCTAACTGTATATTATAATTCACAGATGGGTTAGGGTCAGGGTTACGACCAAATAAACCTTTCCATTTCCAAGCATTGCAAGTTTTTATATCATACAATGCATTGTCCTCAACAATCGCCACATCTAAGAAACCACGCACATTTACCTCTGGTAATCTTATTTCACGTTCTATCATTATTTGAGAACCGTTAATTCTTGCATAGTCCATCAATGCTTCCTGTACATCTCCATGTACTAAGTCTCCAAGCCTAAATAACCTCATTGTATTATCATCTATTTCTTTTGGCTCTACCTCTGCTACGTGTTGGAAGTAATGTTTTCTCATACACATTCCTGCTGAGGAAGCATGAAACCATTCTTCCTTGCCTTGATATCTTTTCTTTCGATGAAGGTCGTTACCTTTCCGCAACCAGTCTTCATATATCTTTTGTATGTCTAACATAATTTGTCCTTTGGTATATAGGGGCAGGGCAGGCCCTTTGAGATGTGTAGTTGCGGAGTGGATCGGAAAATTTGTTGGAGCAAAAACCGATCCTGCCTGCCCTGTAATAATTTCATTTAGTCTTTTGTCTCCAATACAGACTCTTTATCTGCAAAGAAATTAATCTCCACAGTAATACCTTCTTTTGTTTTTGCATAAATAGTCTTGACAAAAACCTTTCCATTACGTATCGAGTCAGACTCAATAGATAAAGACTTGATGTCGTGTATGTTAACCTCTTGATAGCTTCCTAACGTTGACTGCATTGTCCTCTCCTTGTATTGTTTGTGCCCATTTATCTAGTGCATTGTATTCAGATGATTCTGCTTTCTGCACGAACTCTAGGGCTTTTCTTAGACCAGTAATCTCAGCAAAATAATAATCGTTTGATGGATTATCATCCCACTGCTTCTCCACATTAGTGATCTCTTTAGCTAGTTGATATTTCAGTTTACTTAATACTGTAAACACTGTCTTCTCCTTTTTGTTGTTCTACTATGTAACGCATCGCTTTCTATTTTGTTCCCGTTTTTTATTATATTCTTTTACTACATCTTCTATGTGCTTCATATACCCAAATTGTTTATGAGTCTTTAGGTGATGACAATTACGACATCTAATCTTGCACTTCTGTATTTCTTTCTCTACGGTTTCCCACTTGTATCCAGTTCTCACAAGATGCCCAACTCCCTCAGTTGGCCTAAACTTTCCTCTCTTCTTAACTCCCTTAACATGATCGAACTCTAGAAGTCGATGGTCGTTCTCACCACAATCAACACAGCCATGAATAAAATACTCCATAAATATTTTTTTATAATTTTCTTTTACCACACGAGTTTTTCTTTCTTTGACTTGCTGTATCCTATGCTCTCTGCGAGACTCATACCACGTATTATTGTGATACTTCTTTTGACAAATCTTACATAAGTATTGTCTACCATCGGGCTTGGCACGATTGATATAAAACTCCTTACGGGGTTTGTCTTCTTTACATTTAGCACATCTCTTCAACATCTCAAGTTTCGATTCTTTTTAATTTAGTTATAATTATTTTCAATTACTATGATTAATATACGATCTTCCATGCTTTCTTATATGTCTCCCCCACAACTCCACATTGAATCAGTCTCTGGCTGTGTAGGTGATCTGCTTCTCTCTCTCCTATTTCTCCATCTTGGTAATAGTCTTCAGGTGCATAGTCTGGAAACATGATGGCATCTATCTGTTCTTTGTTTAGCTTTCTGTAATCAATGCCAATTTCTGTAAGTGATTCTATTGTATGCTTATCTAGTTTCATTAGTTTCTCCTTTTATCTCATTTGTTTCATCGGGGTCTACATCTATCTCTAAATATTTCTCATCGTCCATAACGAAGTTAATTGCATCTTTTTTCAGGATAGACTTAGCTTCCTCAACTGACTCAGCTTCTACAAATCCACTAGCTGTTATTGTCCAATGATATTCTTTATTCATTACTTGATCCTTTTTATAGGGGCGGGTTGCCCCGCCCCAGTTTAGTTGTTTTATTTATAATTGATACATGACTTATCTTTAGAGCTTGAAGTCCATTCATGCCCCTTACTACATTTGTAGCCTGTCCATGTTACTTGACCGCTATGTCTTCCCCTACTCCAAATAGTCTGCATGGCTGAATAACCTTTTTCTTTTTTCACGATAGTTACTTTACCATCACATCTTTGTTTTTTCATAATAGCTCCTTTTTATTATTGTTGTTTTAAGCTTCGTGCTTACTTATTAAACGCACCAAGTTTCAAAAAGTTCCAAATTAATTTTTCTCTCCTATTTATTTTTTTGTTCTTTTGTTTCTTTTTTCAATGTCCCATCCCCATTTTCTAAGTTCTGGTATACCACCTCTCGTATATGACTTGATAAAACATTTTTTAAAATCATAATACATTTTTACTAAGCCACCTTTCGGAGTGCATAGCCATACAGATTCATCCTTACCCTTATACATCTAAACTTTCCTCATAAACACGGTTAGCTTCATAACTTGCCCTATAATCAATAACCTGTCCTTCCACTTTAGCAATCTTAGAATAATATAGGGATGCGTTTTTATCGTACTCCTTTTGTAAATCGGCTTGTATTTGTTCTATCATACAACATTTATCCCAAGCTGATAGTTTATCGTAGAAATTAGTACACTTAATAAACAATCTATCTTTTTCCTTTCTTGCATCTTTATTAAATACAGCTCTTAAAACACCTTTCATAACTTATCCTTCCTTTTCAAAGATATGGTAAACCTCAACATGCGTATTGCAATCATAATTTGAGCAAGTAAAGTTGGATACGATACCTTCGCTCTGTTCGTCTTCATACATCTCTTGTATATCGTGATCGCCACCCCATATTAACTCTGACTTGCATTGCCAACAGCGAAACACTTTGCAATCGTTTTCATCCTGAGCCTTGATAACATCTTTGAGTCTCTTGATCTTCTTATCTCGCCTATCTACCATAGCTTCGTATTGCAGTAACTCTAGCTGTAACTCTCTATATTCTTTCACTTACGGAACCTCTTCTTCTTTTCACGCTTCACTTCATCTAGAGAAACTACAAACGCTGTGCATAAAATTATGATGAATAGTAAGATAACTAACTCTGTCATTTTCCCCTCCAGTCTTGTATCGAGTAAATTACCAAAGTTACCAAAAACATACCCATTGATAGAGCTACCAAACCCATACCCAATATGAGAAAGTTTACTATCCATTCTGCTAAGTCTATTAGTATCATCTGTCCTCCTTTAGCTTCTTAATCTCGGTTCTTATATACCATCTCATTAAGTAATGGTAGATAAGATGCAGTATCGCAAGGTATACCACCATAAAAACATCAAATCCATTCTCTGATAAAGATTGTAACCAATGTATCATTTGTCCTCCTCTACATATTTACGAAACTCAATAAATTTATCCCATTGAGCTATGGCATATATTCCATCAGAAGCGACCCAACCATCTTCAGCAAGCATAATGAGTTGCCCATCAGACAATTCATAAAGTTCTTTATTTATCTTTGACGTATAATCTTCTATTATTTCGCCTATTTGTTTTGTGTGTACAACCATATCAACATAGCAATCTTGAAAGTTTATTCGCTCTTTAGAATGTGATTTTTCTTTTGTCTTTTCCATTATCCCTCCACCTGCTTTGCTCTTTTATATAAGAACGCTTCTACTATTCTTATCATCAACTCTGAATTGATGTTGTGTTCACTCATTAGATGTTCTGCTTCTCGATCTACTGCTTCGTCTAATTCTGGAAACAATGTATCGCACAGCTCATCAAATAACAGATCGTTTTCGTTCATTTTTTACTTCTCCTTTTTGTTTATATGTTCTTATCATACAGACTAATAACAAAAGATAATTAATGATGTCCATAATCCTACCCTCTATACTTTCCGAGTATTCTTTTCCATCTTTAAAATAGTTAAAAACACTACTTGTATGCTTCAGTAAATATACAGAAAGTACCTTCATTGGTGATAGCCCTAATGTTTTTGCTATGTTCTCGAAGTTCCATAAAACATTTGAGTTATGGTGTCCCTCTGTATACTCAATTCGTTTGTCGTCTGAAAGTTTGAGAGTTTTCTTAAGGAAGTCCTCTCTCATAAATTGATATTCTTTTGCGTTCATAAGTCTCTCCTTTCTTCAAAGTATAAATTAATCTCTTCTCTGTATAGTTTGCTTGTAGAAATCGGATCATTTATGAAACTTGCTATCACTTCACAAAAGTCTTTTCTAGTCAGTAAACAATTATCAATATCCAATTCAAAGAACATCATAACATCTTCCTTATCTATTTTCTTTAGTGGTAGCTTCATATCGCTCTCCTTTTTCCTCATTGGATACGGCATCTTTACTCCTCTGTTTATCACGCTCTAGTTTTAATTTTAGCTCTTCTAAATATCTCTTGGCACTATCGTAACCCATCTCGGTTACCAGACCTTTTATTTTACCCATTGCTTCTCCTCATTGTTTATAGTAGCGTAACAGTTAATGTTTGACCTTACATCATCTGTTACAGTTATACATTCAGCTTTTCTATAATCATCATCTAAAATACAATCTTCACTAGGAATCAAGTCAAAGTTATTACAAAGTTCTTCCCTTGCTTCCTCTTCAGAACTTGCACTAATCTCATAAAATATAGATTGCTTTACTTCAAATGTGTATGTTTTCTTTTTCATTATTGCTCCTTTGTTTATTAGTTATACGAGGTTAGTTCGTATAAGTTCCAATTTATTTTAATAATTTTGATGTCCATGCAGTTCCATGTGGCAGTTAGCACAAAGGACAATACACTTCTTGATCTCATCAAATATCTTTTTAAGTCCGAAGCCATTACTAATCATGTTGCCAACATTGGCTTCCTTCGTATGATCGTGATGATGGAATTGCAATGCCCAAGTAGAAAACTTTTTACCTCTTGATTTATGAGAGTAACCACAACTTCCACAACTTAGTTCTTTCTTGTAATTTCTTATCTTCCTAGCCTTCTCCATTCTTCCGTTAGGTGTTTTCTTTTTGTGATCCCAATAGCATCCATGTTTTGTACAGTAGTATCTTCTGTATGGATTCCCTGACTTGTCAAACATACCCGTCTTAGCAAACTCTGATAAGTCCATACTAGAATTACATCCTTTACATGTTCTTGTTTCTGTCATTATACACCTCCTTAATAATGTACATCTGCGGGTACTACAAAAACCTTTTGATCTTGTAGGTTCTTGGCATCCCATTTGTTCAGCACACTATTTAAATGACTCCTAGACTTTATCCCTTCGCCATCACTATCATACAACCAAACTCCTGAACCTTGATACATTCCCACCGAATGATAATGATACTGAAGTTGATCCTCTTTCAAAGATAACATAATTTCTAGATCGCTCTTATATTCTGTAAGTCTTCGTATTTCCTGTAAGTGATACTTCATATCCCTTAATGTATTTCTCCACCCGTCTACCACCAATTTACGCCCTTCTACGGTGCTTATCTCTGAGACTGGTTTTAACCTATCGCCCCAGTATGATGTACCACCTTCATCAAAAGTATCGTAGTAGTCAAATGGATACTGTCCTTCACATAAATAGTCCATATTGTTTTTAGCTTTGCCTAGTGCTTCGCCTTTGCTATTGGCGTAGACTATGTTTCTTATTATCATGTGCATTACTCTTCCTCCTCATCATGTATCTCATCCCACAAATGTTCAGCCACCTCATAGAAGTTGACCTCTTTTATAGAACTGTAAATTATATCTATAATAAAGCCAATTTCTGTACCTATACAATCATCAGCCATATCTTCTGCCCACTGTTTAAGGTCTTTAGATAACTCATACTTATTTATAGAATCCTTTGTAAGTTGTAGAGCCTGTCTATAATCTCCCTCTGTGTTTGTGATCCACAAATTAAAATTCCAAGTTTCATAATTTGTCCATCCGTTGTATTTATCACTCATTTTCAGAACCTTCCTCTTTTATTTCTCCTAGTTCGTTATCCTCAACATTCCAATCCACTTTCACACCTAGATGTTTTCTCAAAATCTGTGGCAATTCATCATCTAAGGTCATAACATCATCATCAGATACCACGTTAAACGATTTAACAATCTCGTTTCTTATCTTGTGAAATTGTGTTTTTGATATTATCATATTTATCATTTTGTACTACTCCTTTTATTGTTTGTTTACTTATTTAACTACACTATTTGTTAAATGTTCCAAATTATTTTTTAATTCTTTTATATCGCTCTTAAATAATTTTAAAGTTTTATTTTCATCTAACTTCAACACACCATTTTTATTCTTTTTAAAAATTAATGTTACTTCAAAATCTTCTGTTACTGTGTAATATGTTTCTTTCATATTTTCTCCTAAAGGGGATGTTTTACACACCCCCTTTAATTTCTGTAAATTAGTTACGTTTCAAACCTAGATGATCTTTTGTAAATTCGTATGTTTTTCCGTTGTAGTCTGCATACCAATCATAATTTTTTTGGTACACTCGAAACCCCAAGCCAAAAGCACCTGAAGTTTGATTCATTCTTGCTTTGGTTGTTGGTGTAAACCAACCTCCCGTATCTAACATAATTGCATCTTCTGAAAATGTTACAACTTTGGTATCGTGATATTTTACAGAAGTAACTCCGTTTTCTGTAAGCACTTCTGTTTTATGTGTTCCAATCATGTTTTATAGTCCTTTTTCTAGTTCGTTAACTTGCCAATCAATTTGATTTTTAAACTCTGTCTTTTGTGAATCCTCTGCAACTTTTGTAAGGGTTGCAATTAGTGAGGGTATGTCTTCAAGTAGGAAAAATAATTTCGCATCTGTTTTTACTTTTGGTTTCATTACGTCTGTTACTCTGCCAATACTTATTATATTTTTTCCCTCGTCTGTAATTTCTGAAACCTCTGTATCTTTCCAAGATGATAAACCCTCACCATCCCAAAGACGAGCCTTCACAGATTTTCGGTTACTTCCAAAACCTGACTTGATTTCTGTACTGTTTACTTGTTCCATTTTTTACTCCATTTTTTGTTTTGTTACTTGTTATACTATCCGAGTTGCGGAAAGTTCCAAACTTTTTTTTATTTATTAAATTCCTCTAATCTTTTCCACAACTTCCAATAAAAATAATCTCCTTTGATGCCGTAATTATCACCGATTACTTCTAATATTTTTTTCATTTCTTCTATTTTCTTTTGGTTGTCCATCTTAAAAACTCCTAATTAATTGTTATATATAGTATACTCCTAGTATTAAAAAAAGTTCCAAAATAATTAAAAAAAAATTAAATCTTTTTTTGGGGGGATGTGTAGGGGGGATGTGGTATATTAATTGGCTTATATAATATAGTATAATTAAGGGAAGGAATTTAACTTACATATATATCCACATATTACAGAACTTAGGGGGATTTACCTACCTGCGTGCACACTATATAATAAAAATAAACTACCCACGTGCACAAAGTTATAAAAAAACTACTTACGTGCACAAACTACCTACGTGCACAGAAATATAAAAAAATATAAAAATAAAAAAAGATACAAAAAAAGAGCCTTTTTACATCTTGCTCAGGATGTTTGTATTATGACTGGAACATATCAGTTTGTCTAGGGTCTACGATATCTCCATCATAGGTATCTGTTGCATATTGCAGAAGACCATCGACTACTATTGTATTATTGCTAAAGTTAGCATTAGTCAGTCTTTTAGGGTTTTTAGGATCAGGATGCCATAAGACGTTAGTTCCCGCATTTAACAAACCCCACGCTGTATAGTCTTTGTCAGCAAGATACTTATGCATAAGTTGTCCAAATTGTTGCATAGGTAACTTATTAAGGTATCTTTCTCTGATTAAAGCTATATCTGTATTATCAACTGGTTTCTGTAACTTACCGCAATTCTGTACAAAAGCGTTTAGCTGAGACTGAGCCGATCCCCTGAGAATAGAGGTTGCTCTGATAATCTGATCTTGCCAGTTAAAACTACCTTGGCCTCTATGTTCAAATGTACATCCAAAGCCATACTTATTAGATGTCATACCATTTTCACATTCCAGTCTTTGAAAGTAGAATCTGATTCCCGCTCTAGTACTACCATTATAAGAATTGATAATCTCAGCAACTAACCTGATAGTATCCCCAACTACTGGGACGTGTCCTTCAATGGTATTGTCAGCATAGTATATATCCCTGAAAATACCCTTGTTGTTAAAGAACCTATAATGATGTGAAAATTGAATATCTGATGGTGCTAATATTTCACCAACACAAACATCTACCAATTCTCTATTATCTATAAGTCTATAACTTTCGGATACATTACCAGCTAACAGTTTACTTTCAGTACCTAGCCTGATTCCATAAACCATAGGATTTTGAGAACCATCTTGAAAATACACTGGTTCTTTATGAACTGGTGTATCCCAAGCAAGACCATTACCATAGGTAAGATCATTAGATTCTGTAACTTGCTTAGATTCTGTAACTGGTACTAGATCAGTGATATTATTTAACTCATGTAATTGCATTTTAATACTCCATTTTATTTTAGATTAATAATTAATTTAATAGGTTACTACATAGTACATTGTTCATTATGTAGCGACTACTGACTCTGGTATCTCACGCATTAACCAGATAGTTCACGGTCAGCAATCAATTCGTATAATTGTCAAAAAACATAAGACATCAAATGTCAATGTCTTTGACTATTATACGTTCCACGAATCAAAAAAGTTCCATAATATTTAAAGTTTTTTAAAATAATTTGCGACGTATAATATAACTGGCTTAAGTCAATTTGCTTTTTTCAATACAACAATTCTAACCTGAAAACGGATTGCGGGGTGGCCCGTGTGCAATAAAAGAAAGACACACATGCTAATATAATTTTTTAAAATTTTCTAAGAGTTTTTTGGATGAATTACTGGGGCGGGTACTATAATTACGAAGCGGATACTATATATACTATATTACTATTTACTACTTACTATAATTACTATATATTACTATATATACTATATTACTATATATATATTATATATATATTATATATACTATATACTATATATACTATTATACTATATATACTATAGTACTATTATAAATAACCAACCGCAAACTAAACTAGGATAATTAAATATATATTATATCAAACATAGTTGTCAAGTTTTTATTAAATTAAATCATGTCAGAATACAAAACATTATATCAAAAAGCTTTATCTGGTGACTTTGACATTGGTAACGTGTATGAAAATTTAGAGCGTTGCCGTGAGATATCCGCAGAGCTAAAGCTAATGGATGTTATAGACCCAAACTCTAGACAGATTGGTTTGATATCTGAGTTGTTATATCGCATGAAGAACATGCCGGAGTTACAAATACTAGATGTCAATATGTTTACCGATGAGGAACCTAATTAGTTGGCACTAAGCCGCACAATTAAGGGAACGAAGCATTACGCTTACGAATCAGAACTAGAGTTTCGTACTGCACATCCTAACACACCTCTAATTACAAATTGGAAAAAAGCAGAGGAAGGGGACTGGTGTCTTGCAGATGATGGTAAGATAGTGCAGATACTTAAAAAAGGTTCTTTTGCTTACAAGAAAAAGAAAAAAACTCCATACACAAGAACGATTATAGGAATGTTTAGTTTAAAAAGTAAACTTCCTTTTAGTGGTTCAGTTAAAGATGAAATGTACAGGTTTACAAAACGATCTGGATATGATGTAGCGACTCAATGCTATTTAACATTCGCTAAGAAAAACTTTGCAAAGTATGTTGCACATGGCATGGAACCCATAAAAGCATATCAAAAAGCATTTCCAACTACAAACAGCTTGGAGTATGCAGAAAAAAAATCAACACTACTACTTAAAAACAAAACAGTGAGGCAAGCAGTGGATAAAGAAATAGAAAACTTAATGTCAGAGGTAGGTATCACAAAAAGATACTTACTAGAAAGCACCAAAGATGTTGTAGACAAATCAGATGCAAAAGACAATGATAAGCTTAGAGCCTTGGAAACACTGATGAAAATATCTGGTTTGTTATCTACAGAAAAGAAAGTAGACTCTGTAGCACTAATACAAGAGTTCTCTGGATTTAGCAGAGATAAGCTCAAAGCATTTGAACAAGGTATATTACCAGAGACAAAGAAACAATTATCTGATGGCTAACAACTTATTACAAATGGCACAGCCCGCATCAACCAATGTGCACAATAACATAGACAATCTAATATTGCAAGCTGAATTAGACAAAAAACAATTTGGAGGAGTTAGTTACTATGGAGATAGGCAAGACTTTCCAATAGATATGGTTAAGTATGCTAATTTCATGTCTAAAGCAAATATGTCAAAAGCTATATCAGAATTAAAAAGTGACATAACTCAAGAAGGCCAAGAAAAGCTATCAGACCTAACTCAAGAGGTTATAAATAGAATGAGATTAGGGGATGCCCCTAAGGGTATCATAGCATACAGATCAGAACCTAAATCAAATATTAGAGGACAGTACTACCCTGCAAAAAATCCCCTGTATGCTCCAGACACAATTAGAATTTTTGAGCCTACAGATATTAGATATAAAAAAAATGGCCTAATAGGTGATTACCCAACGGAAACACTACTCCATGAACCCTTACATGGTATTCGTACAGTAAGCAGTCCTAATAAGCTGTTGTTTCACAGAGAGCAAAAAGGTTTTACGCAAAGCGATTTTAACAGGTACGAACAAAACATGATACAATCACTAAGTGATTATCTTGGAAACAGGGAAAAGGTTTTTAAAGAAGCAGAAGCACTATGGCAACCTCAGCTAAAAGGTGTATCTAGGGAAGCATATTTACGTAGAGTTCGTCCATACAATTCAATAGAAAATATTTTAAAGTGAGTTTTAACATCACCCCACCTCCATCAGAGATGGATAAAAGAGATGAGGTACTAGCAAAAGCATATAGCAACCTTATTTACTTTGGCAGGGCCTTTCTTCCCAATGACTTCTTAAAAAAATCAGAATCAGCACCCTTTCACTACGAAATGGGAAAGAAGATGATAGATGCTACACCGGGAGCTAGAATATGCAATATCATACCACGAGGTCATGGTAAGTCTGTAGTGGCGAAAGCCGCTATCATACACAAACTATGCTTTGCGGCTGATGACCAGCAACATTTTATTGCTTGGGTATCAGAAGAACAGTCACAGGCTATAGATCATTTAAAATATATCCGCTCTCACTTTGAAAACAACAAGATGATACGATACTACTTTGGTAATATGGATGGTGGTAGTGTAGGGAAACGCTGGACGGAAAAAGATTTAGTAACTCCCAAAGGAGATAGGGTAATATCCAAAGGTACATCACAAAGACTTAGAGGTAGAGCAGAAGTAGATGTACGATATACGGGTATTGTACTTGACGACTTTGAATCAGAACTTAACACAAAAACGCCAGAAAGGCGTGCAGATATCAAGAAATGGATTGTATCCACAGTGTACCCTGCCTTAGAAGAAACTCCGGGGAATGAGGGGTGGATATGGCTTTCTGGGACTATTGTACACTATGACTCTTACTTGCAAATGACGTATGACGGTTGGAAGAAAGCACAAGAAGACAAAAGAGCATACCCTTGGGATGTAAACTTTTACAGGGCTATTGAAAACGATAGACCCTTATGGGAGTCTCAGTTTTCTAAAAAGAAACTAGAATCTAAAAAACGAGAGTTTATTGAGGCTGGTCTGGTCAATAAGTTTGCTCAAGAGTACATGAATGATGCTAGAGATGTAACCAGTGCATCGTTTAAAATTGACAGAATACAGTATTACAACGGAAGAGTTGAATGTAAAAATAAATTTAACTACCTTGTAGACGGTGAAGATGCGATACCAATTCATATCTACATGGGTGTTGACCTTGCGGCAACAGCTTCAGAGACTTCTGACTATCAAGTCATACTGGTCATGGGCATTGATTCCAGCAATAATCGGTATGTATTGGAGTATTTTCGTGAGCGTATACCAACATTCGATGTTCCGAAAGAGATTATACGACTTGCAAACAAGTATACTCCAGTACGCAGAGTTACGATTGAGACAGTTGCGGCACAGGAGATGGTTCGGGATATGGTTACACGGCTTTCCGCAACAGAGAAAAGACTTCTTCCGGGTATATTTAAGGGAGTTAAGCCTCCGAATAGAATCAAAAAACAAGATAGGCTGGAAACCAGTCTTGGCCCTATTGTCAATTCTAAGAAACTATATATTCAAAGGGAGATGACAGAGCTAGTAGATGAGTTCTTTGAACATCCCAAACCTAGAAACGATGATGTTATGGATGCTTTATACTATGCAGACTACTTTGCAAGAGCACCCAAGAGCGGTAGGGCTAAACTGGACTCTATTGACAACGTTGACGATCATCCCATACGAAAAATACAAAGCAAAGCGTACAACTGGATGACGGGTTCAAGATTTTAAATGTTGCACTATTAGTCTCTTTATTGTTAACATAAGATAGCTAAATACACACATGCCAAGGTACTCAACAAGATCAAAGAAAAGATTATCAACCTGTGACGAAAGGTTGCAAGAAGTGTTTAATGAAGTGATTAAGCACGTAGACTGCTCTATACTGGAAGGTCACAGAAGCAAGGAGAGGCAAAATAAACTATATGATGAAAAACGTACTAAGGTTAGGTATCCTAATGGTAGGCATAATTCTAGCCCTTCTAAAGCCGTTGACGTTACCCCTTATCCTGTGGATTGGGAAGACCGGGAACGACAAACCCTCTTTGCTGGGTTCGTTATTGGCATTGGTCGGGGCATGGGCTATAAGATAAGATGGGGCGGTAACTGGGATATGTATGAAGAAAAAGGTAGATGGGAAGTAAAAGACAATCGCTTTGATGACTTTCCACATTTTGAGATAAAAGAATAATGCCCGGTACTACAGACACTAGAAAAGCAGAAATACCAACAGGTTCTTTTATAATGAATTATCAAAGCTCTAGGATGTATCCGCAACTAGAGCCACTAGCAAGAAAATATAGTGCGGACAAAAAAGATATGGCAAATAGCCAGAACGTAATACTAACAAATGGTGAGATTTATTTTCCACCAGATGCGGTTGAAGCAATAGGAGTTGAGAAATTGGAATACATGAACAACAAATCAAAGGGTGGTGCTCACGATGCTATTGACAATGAAATAGCAATGAATCTATTGAAAAGTATAAAGCCTATGTATGGTGGCGGTATGGTTAATCCTTCTATGAAACCTATGGTTGGTGGAGGAATGGTACAGCAATATGGACATGGTGGTATGGTAAATAAATACGAAGATGGTGGACAGGCTATGTCTAATTTAAAACCAGTTCCTGATAATAAACCCGGACTTGCTAAACTCCCTGAAGATGTTAGAAATAAAATGGGTTACATGCAGGAAGGTGGCATGGCTTATATTGATCCAGCAGATAGTTCTATAGTAGTTATGAACCCTGAACAAAGCAAAATGTTTGATAAATTTACAACTAATACAAATTTTGCTCCGGAAACGTCTAAGAAATATATGCTTGAAACAATTATTGATGCTTTAAATAATCCTGAGTATTATGGGTTAAATAAAAAAGATACTTTAAAAAATAACAATATGATCCCAAAAAGTATAAAAGCCCCTGATTCAACTCCTAATTCACTTATGGGTATGATGGGTGGTGGAATGGCTAAAAAGAAGAAAATGATGGGATATGAAGATGGTGGCCCTGTAGAAGAGGGTATTCCATTACCACCTCAACCTATGGATCCGCTACAGATTGGTGCTAGACAAGCAGACCCTTCTATGTATGAAGGTAGTACACTAGGTGCTATGAGAGATCAAGCTATGATGTTGCAGGATAGTATAGAACAGGATACGGTTAACAAGGCAAGAAATAGTTTGAAGCTAATGGCTTTGATAGATAGCTTAAAGCAAGCTGGTGCAGGAGAGTCTGTAGACTATATGCCAATGAACCCAATGCCTCCTACTAGGGCAGACTCCATGAGGGTAAGAGATTTAATGGAGTTTTTAAATATGCAACAAATGCAAAGAGTGCCTAAATAGGTTTACATGGAACAAGACCCAAGAGCATTACAAAATGATGATTTATATAGGCAATGGCGTGACTCACGATCTGACTGGGACACGGAGGCTCGTAAGGACATTGATTTCTATCTTGGTAATCATTTTAGTCAGGAAGAATCTGACGACTTAGCATCTAGAAATCAAGCAGATATACCTATGGATCGTGTATCTGCCGCAATAGAAAAATTTAAAGCAGTACTTACATCAAGGCCTCCTGCATTTACAATAACCCCTAGAGAAGATTCCGATGTGCAAGTTGCTACATTGTGGAGAACGGTGATGGGTTATGTATGGCAAAAGTCTGATGGGGATTGGCAAATGAAACAAGCGATACAAGACTATGCTACTACAGGCATGGGATACTTGTATGCTTATATTGATAGAGAATCAGATTTTGGTAGAGGTGACGTTAAGTTCACTTATGTTGACCCGTTCAGAGTTTATGCTTCTCCTAGCTCTCGTGATCGTTGGTTTAGCGATTCAGATGGTATCATCCTTTCCACCATCCTTACAGGTGAGCAAGCCGTTAACCTCTACCCAGAATTGGGAGATAAAGTTGACCCAGTTACAGGAGAAGAGATACCCGGTTTAATTAAAGACATATCTGGATTTACATACGATGAAGAAGACTATCCCTCTTCTCAAAATAAAAATTCTATGAGTGTGTTTACTCCAGCAGAAGTAAAAGATAAAGATTATTATCAAGTAAAGAAATATCAAGTACTAGAAAGATTTTATAAAATAAAAGTTCCTTATTATCGTATTATAGATATGAAAAGCCAAGAAGAAAGTATTCTTTCTCAAGAAGAGTATGCTCAGTTTGTATCAGAAAATTCAGAGGCGTTTGATATTGGAGCTTTTACAGCAATAGAAGTTTTACAAACTCGTGTAAAGGTATGTGCATCGATGGGTGAGGTTGTGCTATATGAACAGATATTAAATACCGATGAGTATCCTATTATACCCCTTCCAAATATCTGGACAGGCACTCCTTATCCCAAGTCAGATGTATCGAGAGCAAGACCTATGCAAAGACTGCTTAATAAGTTATGGTCATTAGCATTGTCTCATGCACAGGCATCAGCGGGTTTAAAGTTGTTAGTACCTTTGGGTAGTGTGGAGGATGTGAATCAGTTGGAAAAAGATTGGGCAAACCCAAATGCGGTGATTGAAGTAGACTCTTCTCAAGGTGAACCGCACTACCCAGCTCCTCAGCCTTTAGCTGGAGAGTTCTATAGGTTAATACAGCAGTCAGAGTTTTATATAGATTTTATATTTGGTCTTCCAGAAATGATGCATGGCTTTGCAGAAAAGGCTCCAGAGACAATGAGAGCCACAGAAAGAATGATTGCACTGGGAAGTGAAAGACCGAAGTCTAAACTTAGAGATATAGAGTTTAGTATTAACAAGTTAGGTAAGGTTTTGTACAATCTGTCTAAAGGTCACTATACCTACAAAAAGATTTTTCGTTTGGCACAGCCAAATAACAATATAACTGAAGTTATGGCAAATTTTTATACAGATGTTTCCGGAGCTGTGTTAGATTTAAAAAAAGAAAAACATGCGTTAGATCAGCATGACATAAGAATTGAACCGGGTTCTACAATGCCTTCTAGTAAATATGCAGAACTTGCAGTGTACTTAGAAGCTTTCCAAATGGGAATTGTAGACAGGTATGAAGTATTAAAGAAGAATCCTGAGTTGTTTGATAAGGAAGGTATTATGCGTAGAACAGAAGAGAAGCAGTTGTTACAGCAACAAGTTCAAGCAATGCAGGATCAGATAAAGAATTTGCAGGGTGACTTGCAAACCGCACAACGAGAGTCTGTTAGCGATAGAAAAAGAGTCGAGGTTGAAAAGTTTAAATCTAGGCTATCTGAGGTTTCTTCAGAATCTAAAGCGGACAGAAGAGTGCAACGTAGTAAACTAGAAAACGAGGTGAAGCTAGAGGTGGAGAAATTGGCTAGTAATCTGAAAGATGTTCAGAGAAAAGTCAGTTCTACTCCTGAAGCCTAGAGACATCTAAGGAGAGACTATGTCTACAACAGAACAACAGGAAGTAAATGTCCAAAACGATCAAGTCGTAACTAATGAGAATTTCGTGGAAGATATCGTAAATCAGCAAGCTGGGCCTGAGAGCCCAGAGCAAATTCAAGAACCAGTACAAGAACCAGCTACTTCAATGGATTATGAAGCTGAAGCTAAGAAGTTCCAATCTATGTATGATCGGTCACAGGCTGAGAATGCAAGATTACAACAAGGAGCACAAATACTTCAGTTATTGGAGCAGAGACCTGACTTAGTACAGGCACTTGAAAGCGGTATAGCTCAACCACAAACTCAACAGCAAAACGAACCTAGTGTCGGGAAGGATGATTTTAATCCTTGGGAGCTAACTGAAAAAGGTACTAAAACTGGTGATTATTTTGCATCGGAAATGAATAATATGATTGACCAGAGAGTTAATTCTAAGATAGCTCAACAACAGCAACAGATGCAAGCTGAAATGCAAATGCAAAATACTGTAAATGAATTGAGGGGAACATATAAAATGTCCGATGGTGACATTCAAGAGTTCTTGCAATTCACTACAAAACCAAAAGAGCAAGTAGGTTTGAACAATCTAGTAAAGCTCTGGCAGATGCAAAACGGCCAATCCGTTGCTAACAACGATACAATGGAAGCGGTAAATGCGGCAAAACAAGCTCCTAGAACTGCTGGCGTTCTTCAAGGTCAACCTCAGACATCACAAAAAAATGATTCTGATAAGATTTTTGATGCCGTCATGGGCAATAGTGGCTCTTTGCGATTACCGTGACATAACAAACAAACCACAAACCAAGAGGTAATAAAATGGCAATATCATACAATACTGGCACTTTAAAGTCCAGTGATATCACAGCTTCTACTTCCTCTGCTGGTGTAGGTCAGGCTCCTGATAGGAGACGGATATTTAACTTTGGAGACAGGGTAGCAGAATTAGCCCCTGAAGAATCTCCATTCTTCGTGTATCTTTCTCAAGTAGCCAAAGCACCTACCGATGATCCAGTATTTCGTTACTTGGAAAATCGTAATAAAATCAACTTTACTGACCGTTCTCTTCTTTTGAAAGGAGATGTTAATGGTGGTTCTGCTGTTTCCGCAGGAACGTCTTATGCGTTTACTGCTGATACTGCTGGTGGAGCTTCTGTTGACTATCTTTTAAAGGGGATGGTTATCGCTGTTCAAACCGCATCCCGTACAGGTGATCTTGGAATTGGACAAGTGGTTGTTCGTGTTGATTCAGCAGTAACACATGGTAGTAGCGAAACTTCGTTTACAGGTAAGATTATTGACGTATCCAATTCAGGTGTAACTGGATACAATGTTCTTTCTGATAATGATGCGGCTCAGATAATCGGTACTTCCTTCGAGGAAGGTTCTGGTTCTCCTGACGTTTTCTCAACAGAGCTTGAAGATAATT